GCTTGGTCGTCAACAGTGTTATCAGATTGCTCAGCCAGTTTGCGGAGCATGTCAACAATCAATCGCTTCACTTTGTCGCTATTAAGGAACGACATAAGAACGGGACGGATAAGTGCAATCATTGTTCTAAAGGGGTAAGGGTTTATTCAGGTTAGGATACTAAATCCCACCTTTGTTCAGTTTCATTCCAGGTGTAAAGTTGCTCGTCATCAGGCATAGCCACAGGAGGTTCCCACAAACAGGACGTTTCGTTCAGAGTCCAAGACTCAAACGGTTTTGGCTCAATAAATGCGTCGCGTTGTGCGTCATAGGTAAAACCAATGCCTGCGTAGTTTTTACGCAAAGCTTTGGACTGATCAGTAGAAGGCTGACGAGTTTCGGGATCGTAATGGACGCCACCCCTTGTGTTATATGAGGTTTGAATCCAAGTTCCGGGCGATGAGTCTACGAAGGTTTGAAAGAACTCAGGTTCGGCAACGATGACTTGTTCAACGATGCCGTTATTTACTTTTGCAAAATGTGCCATGGTTTTTACAGTTGATAGCGAACAATAACGACGCCGGAGCCGCCCTGACCGGAGCCTGGACCCGAGGTGTTACCGCCGCCGCCGCCGCCGCCGCCAGTATTTACACTGCCGTCACCTGCCTGTAATACGTTTCTGGTCTCGCCTTGACCCCCACCGCCTGAACCGCCTGAACCAGCTGAACTACCAATGGTGTAGCCGCAGCCACCGCCTCCTCCACCGTAAGAGACAGAAGAGCCGCTTATGGAGTTTGTGATACCAGCGCCACCAGCACCACCGTTGATGCCAGAGTAATTTGCGCCAGCAGCACCTGCACCACCGCCGCCACCAGCGCCCGGATAATCACCACCGCCGCCACGGTTTCCTGCAGCGCCGCCAGCGTATCCCTGTCCGCTAGTCCCTGAGCCACCGGAACCTGGTGTTCCATTTTCAGCAACACCACCGCCGCCGCCAGAACCACCAGAGGCACCCGATGTCCCACTCGTGCCATACCACCCACCACGACCACCGCCAGTAGAAGTAATCGTGCTAAAAATTGAATTTCCTCCAGAGTTTCCAGTGCCGCTTGTGGTTGTTGCAGCGCCACCTCCGCCGACCGTTACCGTGTATGTACCTGCTGAAAGGCTACTAATTGCTGTTTCAACAGAACCACCGCCACCAGTATTTGAAAGGGAGCTTCTTAGTCCCCCAGCTCCGCCACCGCCGCCAAGGTTTAGACCACCAGAGGCACCACCAGCAACAACTAGGAAATCTACGTTTGTTAATGTAATTCCTGATGGAACAACAAAATCCTCTGACGTTGTAAATGTATGGATTCGATAGTCTCCAGATGTTGTAATTGTTCCACCAGAAGGTAAAGCTGAAATGGTTATATCAAGTGAATTACCGCTTACTGTTCCATCTGAATTTTCAAAAGAAACAGAAATTGTGTCGCCCGCTGTTTGATTGTAGACAGCAGAAGGCACAGTTACACTGGCGGAACCACCGGTTACTGCAACATCCTCAACAGTTGCCAGCGTTGTTGCTCCTTCCTTAAAAATTACGTCAATAGTGTCTGTTGCGTATGTTGTTGACACCGTAATGGTGCCTGCTGTTCCTTCGTATATTGTGCCGCTAATTGCAGTTATTTCAGGGCCAAAGTTGGTAGAAACCCAAGTTGAGCCGTTGTAAAATTCGACTGATCCAAGTGTTGTGTTGTACCGGCTATAGCCAGCTGAAGGACTGCTTGGACGCTGAGCAGTAGTTCCAGAGGGAATTTGGATACCAGCGGTACCACCAAAATTAACGGTGTTAGAACCACCATCAGGGTGTTCAATACTACCTACTTTTAAAGTTGTCATAATTAGTTTCCTCCGGGTTTAACTGGCCAAACGGGATTAGCCGGATCCACGGTGTTAGCCGGTAGATCGCGGAGTGCTTGGCGGTAAGACCGCATCTCGTCCGTCAGGGTTGAATCAGCAAGAGCGAGGTAGTCGGTTTCGGTAAGGAGTTGGTTGCGTTGACGACGCAAAGCAGCCAGTGCTTGTTCAGCAGCTACTTCGATTGCAGCAGCGTCAACAAGAGCTTGATCGAGTTCGATCTGGTTGCCGTCAGCGTCGAAGGCTCCAGTGCCATCGTTGATGGTAGCCGCGTTAGGATATGCGCGGTAAATAGCTTCGTGATTAAGCATTAACCTGCTACCTCCATAAGCGTGATTGAGCTTGCGGTTCTGCCAGTATAACTACCAGTATTAAAACTACGGTTAATATAAGAGTTTTGACTACCATCTTTATACATTTGCATTTTGTAAGTTACGGGATCAGTGGTGCCCGGCGAATCCCTAAAAAATACAGAACTTCTAACGCAAGAGACGTAAATAACGGTGTTTGTCAAATAAGAACCAGCGGATTGTTGACCGTCAGAAGAAGAATCTCCTACATAAATAAGATCTGAGCCTCGGTAAATCCTAAACTGCGTATAGTTTTGGTCTCCGCTAAACGCCCAATCAAAACTGACTAAAACATGATTGCTACTACTACTTGGTGTTATGGAAAGACTCATGCCAGTTACGTCAGTCCAAGTTTGGTCTGCACTTAAAGAAAAAACATCGGTTTTTTCAGTGTACTGAGATTGCAAAAGCTTTCCACCAGCAGCCGGAGTAACCCAACTCGACCCACCTAAACCATCGGTCTGCAAGTATTGACCGCTAGTGCCGTTGCCGGTTGGTAGCGCTAACCCGTACTCAAGTGTCCCAGCTGTTGCGCTGTTTTTTAGTACCTGATGAGCAGTGCCACCACCATCGGGTAAGATCAGCGTATGACTGCCAGCATCTGCTGGTACATCTAGTTCGACGTAACCGGTGTTACTGCCGTTTAATCGTAGTGCCATTAGTTAACCTCCGGTTTAGGATATTTAGCCTTCACAGCGGCACACGCTGCGTAGTACTCGTCAAGTTTGGTGTTATCGCCTTGGTTCGACCAGTACAAGGCGTCAGCAAGATCAGCCAGTGAGGGGTACTCAGGTTGGCGGTTGCGTTGGTATTGGGTAGCGTCTAGTTCCGCTTGGATTTCTGCAGCAGCTGCATCGACAAGAGATTGATCTAGTGCAATCTGGTTGCCGTTAGCGTCGAAGGCTCCAGTGCTGTCGTCAATACGAACAACGGTGCCAGCGTAAGCTCTGTAGATAGCGTCGTGATTGTACGCCATTAACCTGCTACCTCCATAACAATAATTGATGAAGCCGTTCTGGATTCATAATTTGCGCTGTCAGTATCGTTTGGGCCTCGATTAAGGTAAACAGTCGAAGTAGTAAAAGTGGCTCCTTGGACTTTGTATGTTATTTGTGATGTGGTGCCAGGACTATCAACATAGGAAATTGGAACAGTAAAACCACCATAGCCTGATTGATATGTACCGTAAAAAACGGTACTAGAACGCGGTCTACTACCAGCGGCGTCTCCAATAAAAATGGGAGTAGAATCTCGCATAAGGCGAGTTCTTACGTCATATCCAGTGTTGTTACTTATGTTCATTTGACACAAAACAAGTATTTTACTAGAACTGCTACTTGGAGTAATGTTTACTGAAAGTCCAAAATCCGTAAAGGTAGCTCCAGTAACAGAGCTACTTACATCCGTTTTTTCAGTTTGAACCACCTGCAAAATCTTTCCACCAGTACCAGACGGCAACGTAACCGTCTTGCCAGATAGATCCAATGTAGTAGCAAGTTGTCCAGCAGTTACAGAGCCATCAGCCAACGTAACCGTCTTACCAGATAGATCCAGTGTAGTAGCAAGTTTTCCAGCAGTTACAGCATTATTTGCAATGTCATCTGTTGCAATACTTCCATCAGGCAATCCACCTGTCGTTAGTCCGGTAATCGTACCGGATCCGTTAATTTCAATAGCCATAATTAAACAATAACCCAGTTTGAACCAGTAGGAACGGTGACAGTAACGCCACTATTAATAACCATGGGACCAGCGTTGATCACATGGCTACCAGAAGGAATCGAGTAGTCATCATCGACGGTGTAGGAATGAACAACCGCCCAACGATTAGTACCAGAGACACCCATTTCTGGGTAAGCAGTTCCTCCACCAATGTTACCCCAGGCAGTACCGTCATAACCTTCAAACTCAGTGCTAGTAGTATTGAAACGGAATTGACCAGCAGCAGGCGTACCTGGGCGATCACCGTCAGCACCAGAAGGAATGTTAGCTGCACCATTAGATGCGGTTTGGTCTACAAAATTGGTGTCAATGTAGTTCTTAGTAGCAGCATCCTGTGCAAGCGAAGGATCGGCAACACTGCTGATGCGATTACTATTAGCACTAATAAGTCCGGTTGAATCAATTGATAACCTTGCCGTACCATTAGTAGTAATCGCTAGCTGATCTTCTCCCGGAGAATAGATACCGGTGTCTTGATTAGTACCGCCCCAAGCAAGTGTTGGGTCTGTGGCTGTGCCATTTTCAAGGAAAATCTGACCGCCAAGCAATGTATCCCCGCTGACGCCAAGAGCACCGTCAACAGCAGTTGTTGTATTTAAAAGGATTGCACCAGTGCCATTAGGAGTAATGTTAATATCACCGTTACTGGTGCTTACAATGCTTTGACCGTTTACGTCAAGATCACCACCAAGCTGAGGGGTCGTATCCGACAACACGTCAAAGGCAATAGAACCTTCAGGAATGGTAACAAATCCAAGCTGTTGGTCTACTTCAAAGAAGTCACCAACCTTGAACTTACCGTTGTGATCGGTAGTAGCAGTCCAAATCTTACCGTTGTTAGATTCAACGACTTGATTAGCTTCAATCGGCACACCACCATTCTCAGGCAGTGCGGTGTAGTTAGTACCAGAACCGACGTACTCCATCGTGTGACCGCTAGAAGCGATCTGGGAACGGAGGAAGAACTGAACGTTGTCAGTACCAGTTGCAACGTTAGCACTAAAACCAAGGTTATTGCTACGGTTAGTAGGATCAGGACGACTAATTGTTACAATCCAGTCACCAGTGTAACCAGCAGGATCAGCATCAAATGTAGCTTGGTCTTGAGGAACAGACTGAAGGATTGGGTAGATCTGTGCTTCACTATTTACCGCCAACAACATGTTACTTTGTGGACGGGTAGTAGAACCATGCCACGATGCATCTGCATTACCATTACTAACCCGAATAGTTGTAACAGCAGCACCACTGGTATCAACAGCGGTTACACAATTAGCAGTGAAAATGTTGGTTGTAGATTTACCGTCAGCAACAAGTGCTTGAGTACCAAAGTCAGTAGTAGAAGCAGCCAGGTTAGCCTGACCACCATTTAGACACTTGATGTGATAACGGTTAAAGAATGCATAGCTACTGGTGCACTGAGCATAGCCGTTGTTAGTAACAAGGATACCAGGACCATTTAAAGCAACGTGGGTGTAGCTGTCGCAAACCATAGACCGCAAGGGGCTATCGTCGTGAGGAGTAGCACCGTTGATTAGCAGACCACCACCAGTAGGAGCAGAGTCAATGTCACCAGCAGCACCACCAGCAGGGTTATGTGCATTTAAAGCGTTGTTGTTAATCTCACTATCCGAGAAGTTAGTGCAGTTCTGGATGTACGGAGATTTAGTGATGAACGCATTGTTATAGAATGCAGCGTTCCAACCTTGAGTAGTAGGAAGAGTAGCATCAAGAGTGTTGCCAGTACCCGTACCAGCTTTAACGCCAGTAAAGGTCATGCTGCTCAAGTAGCTACCACTATTTAGTTCAAACAGGTTGTTGGTTTCAGTAGCTTGAGTAGGATGTACAATACAGCTACGCAGTGCTTGACCGATAATAGAAACGTTACGACGCTTAATTTGAATAGGTGCAATTTCTTGGTAGACACCAGCAGACACCACAACGATCTGTCCGTCACCATCACCTTCTACAGTAATCTCAAGACCAGAACCAGAACCGCCAAGGTCAGCAGCATCAGCAGACAGAACATCACCGATGTAATAGCTGTCAATAAGAGGAGTACGGCTGTTCAAAGTAACAGCTGAAACATTACCAGTAGCATTAACAGTAATGTCAGCAGTCAATCCAGTGCCCGTACCACCAGTCAAACTGACAGTATTGTAAGTACCTTCCACGTAACCGCTACCACCGCTAGTCAGATCAATGTCAATGTCTTCGTTGATCTGTTCAATAGCAGCTTTGATACTTGCCTTAGGAGTACTGATACGGTGACCAGTGTTATTGTCATCACCAGATGCTTGGTCCACATAAACAACACTAGGTTGTTCAGTAAACGTACCACCAGAAGTGATAGCAGTCCAAGCACCACCATTCCAAATAGACAACGTAAGATCGTCATCGTTTTGGAGCCAAGTCTTACCTACTTCCCACTGACTACCAGTAGGAGTAGCGGTTTGAACCAACGTATCAAACCTACGTGCAGCAGCTAGAGAAGTAAAGATGCTAGTATCAGTTTCAGCTGCACCAGCATTTTGCTCAGCTTGAGTAATGATATCAGCAGGGTTGATTCGATCAAAATCAACAGCACCGGAACCAATACCAAGGGTAGTTTGTCCACCGCTGCTAGTTTTAGTCAGACCAGTACCGTCAATAAGAATATCGCCTTCAATAGCAGAATCGATCATATCATCGATTTTTGCAGTTGTAGCAATAGTCTCATCATCATTAGGCCAGCCTTCAGAGCTGGTAACAACGTCAGAGTTTTTAATCCGATCTAGATCAACAGAATTAGCGCCAATACCAAGAGTAACTTGACCACCAGCAGCAACCTTAGTAAGACCAGTTGCATCGATTAGGATGTCTCCTTCGATAGCAGTATCAATCTTACTGTCTATGCGGTTGTCAATAGAAGCTGTGCTAGCAACGCTATCATCATTACTAGCCCAGGTTTCTGAACTAAGAATAACTTCATCGGCTTCATCAAGAAACCGTTGATCCATAGCTTTGGTAGTGGCGATCTGAGTATCAGAGCTTACCCACGTTTCGTCGCTATGAATCGTAGCAATTTCGTTGTCCCAATAATAGTTTCTAAGTTCTTCAACAGCAAAGTTATTTTGCTGAAAGTTATTATTAAGGTCTTGGGCTCGAATAGACGAACCAGAAGCAAAGGTAGCTTTCAGATCATCTACATTAGTCAAACGGTAAATGCGTAAACGCTGCCCCCCAGTAGGAGCAGAGTTCATTTGAATTGTTGTATCGTTGGCGTAAGTGTATTCAGATGTATCAACGTCGTTAATACTTACCTTAACGTCGTCTTTTGTAATGTATTCAAATGGAAAGGTAAATAGCGTAGTGCTATCATCACCATTGTAAAAAATTTCAGTTGTTGCCATTACGGTACAAAATAAGTAGTAATGGGTGGATTAAGCGATGTCCAGGATATTCCGAACTTGTTTTGCAAGAGGAGTATCTTGTTTAGCAGCCTGGGCATACATACCCTGACGTTCTGGACTGATAGGACCTGAAGCTTGCTCATCAAAGAGTTGAGCATTTTCCAAAGCGTCCTTAATTCGTTCGTCTTTGTAAAGACCAGTTTCAACAATAGCGTCTCGTTTGACGTTGCGGTGGATAGTGTTGAAGTTATTAAAGATTAAACTTTTAATTCTTTTAGCTTGATCAGAGTTTTTGCCAAGTTTATCGACAGCAAGTTCGTATTGTTTGACTAGCTGTTTATGGTCGTTTCCTTTAACGTAGGTGTCGAGAGCTTTGTAGAGGTTACCTTGTACAGCAAAGCTAAGAGCCGATTGCTGGTTAGCATCAAGCTCTACTCTGTAAATTTCCCGCAGATAAGCAGGGTTAACGCTATACTTGTACTTCTCCATTTCCTGCATCACAGGATCAAAGTGTCGCCTAGGGGATACACGACCAGGCCAGAAGTAAGATCCAAACGTAGCTAGACGTTGCAAAGTTTCATCACCTTGATCTGCAGAGTAAACCTTGGGCTTACCACGTGTCTTTTTAGCAGGGGCATAGATGTCAGCAACTTCAGGGTTCTGAATGTTGTTAAAACCTTGCTTAGCTCCTTGAGACAATATCTGTTGACCAGGGAATGTACGAACATCTTGCACCGTTTCATACGGCTGAAGCATGTCAGCAAGCTCTTTAATGGCACCAGGAGTAATAAAATCCCAAAGGAACCCAAACATATTAGCGCTCCAGTTAGGACTATCAGTATCAACAATTCTTCCAAACTTTTGCTGACCTGCAGTCATTGGTCGGTTAATAATGTCACTCAGAAGACCGTTAGTAAGAGTGATAAGACCGTCAACAAGACCGTTTTCAGAAGTTCTGCCAGCCATAAATGCACTCATAACATTACCCATCAAAGACAGGTAAACAGTAGCAGGTGCAAATTTACCAGTTTCAATAGCAACGTCGTAGTCTTCACCTTCAACAAGAAGCTCACCGCTGTCACCAAAAGTGACTTTAGGAAGTTTATAACCAAAAACTTCTTTGTCACTACTTGCTAAAGCCAGACTAACCGCCACAGCTGAACCTGCACCAATAACTTGAGCCAAAGCTAGTTGAGATTCAAAAGCTAAGCGTTGTGTAGGATCAGGGTTACTGCGGATAGCTTGCAGTTTCTTGTTAAATCGAGCCAGTCCAACAGAAGCTCCAACGTTTTCAATATAAGTCTGCTCAAGCTGACGATAAGCTGCACGAGGAAAACCGTTAAAAATAACAGAAAGTGGAGACACTTTATTAGCTTCTGATTGAGCTGCAAACCAACGTTCCAGTTGATTAGAATCTTTTGTAATGTTAAAAGGTTCTTGCAAAGTAGCTCGTTCTGCCGCTGTTTTTACTTCAAGATCAATAATCTGACCTTTCCATGCAGGACCTTTAAAGATCTTACTTTCTTCAAGCTTGACTTGAGCCATCATCTGTTGAGGTCTAAACTCACCACGCTCCCAAAGGTTAACAAAAGCTCGGCCCCAAGCATGTTGAGCACCAGCTGTAACTTTAGATGCTTCGTCACCTGCCATCAACAGACGGACAGGAGTGTTGGTCCAAGGATGGTATGCGATTTCCCGTGCCTTTTGTCCAAACCAAGCGTTGAACATTTGAATAGGTGACGCATTATTTCTAGCCAACTCTTGCAGCTGATAATCGTGCATTTCACGAATTTTAACAAACTCGTCAAGCAGATTACTAGAATAGCTATCTCCAAATCGATCTTTACCTGAAAGCGGTACAGAAGTAGACCAAGTTTGGTATCCAGCTTTAAGTGAAGATTTAAGATGCCACAAACCGCCTACAAATTGACCCAATCCGTACAAACTTTCAACAGGTTTGACGTAACGGTTGGCAGGGTTTGCTCCAGCCAAAGCAAGAGCCAAAGGTTCAAACGTCTGTCGGAACACGGTAGCGCCAACAGCATTAGTTTGAGTACCAAGTTGACCCAAAGCAACAACGTTGTAGAAATATTTCTGGAAAGGTTCCTTAGCTCTCAGAGCTTCATTGACAATATCCGAAGTCAGTTCAAGGTTAGCAAGAACTTTTTCAGGATTACCAAACCTCAAGTTGGTCATAGCAAGGTAGAACATTTCTTCAGCTTGCTTGTTACCGTCTTGAGCTAGGCTCCAAAGTTGTTCTAAGGAATCAATTGGAAAATCATCTCCTTCAATTTTAATCTCAATGGGATTACCATCAAGAGTAAAGCCTGGTTTTTTGTATTTACGAGCTTCTAAAGTAGAAGGTAGATCTTTATCAACGCCTAGCAAACGCTTAACTTCATCTGACGTTCTGTCTTGAAGAGCTTCACCAAGTAGATAAAAATCTCTTTGGGCTTTACGAAAAGGTCCAGCAATAGCACGAACAACTTTTTGCGTAGGTAGAAGATTTTTGGTAATATACTCTGTAGGATCTTGGTTGGTAGCTTTCATGGTAGCAATATGCTGAGCCATGGTTTGCAACCTCAACCCTTCTTGTTTAAGCATCAAGCGAGTAATAGTAACTGCTGCAAGTCCAGCTTCTCTGGTAGTTCTTAGCTCTGCAAATCTATCAAAATATCTAATAAGATCTGCTTGTTGTTCACGTTGAGCTAAAGAAACTTGACTTTTCATG